CAAGGCCGGCGAGGAGGGCGCGAGCGCCTCGCCGGCCACCATCACGACGGCCGGCGGCACACTGCTGGTTCAGCCCGCGAATCCACCGAAAAACGCGGCGGGGTGGAACGTGTACGTTGGCGGCGGCCCCGATTCAATGTTCCGACAGAACGGAACGCCAATCGGAACCGCACAGACCTGGACCCAGCCTGGGTCCCTGGCGACAACCGGGCAGTTAGCCGGCCAGGGGCAAACTCCCAACTACCTAAAACCGGTTCCAAGAGTAATTCAGAGGGGCTAATGACGGCAAAACTAGGAAGCGCCATCAGCGACAAGATAATCCAGCTAATTGCCGCGCCAGCGGGCGTCAATTCCAGCCTGGCAGCGCTTTCGGCGGCGGACAGCGCGCCGGCGGCGGCGCTGGACATGGCCCGGGTTTGCGCACAAAACGTCGCCGCGGATTTGATGGAGCGCAGCGGCGCCGTGAACTATCCGGCGGTCAACGTGTATTGCGAAAAGATCGTGAACGCTCTGACCGAGAAGTCCAGGAGCTTCTCCGGCTCGGCCCGGATGACCGTCGAGGTGCGGCACTCGCAAGACCGGCTCGATGGACTTCAGGACACCCTGGAGCTCTATGTGGACGCGGTGACGCAGACGCTGAGCGCGAGCCGCGGCGATTGGGGCGACGGCATGTTTTACGGCGGCGGATACGAGGTATCGTTCGCCGCCGTAAAGCATGGCGGCAGGAATTTCATCCAGACGGCGAAGGTCGCCTTCGAGATAGGAGTGAGCAGAAATTAACATGTCCTCGTATATTTCGTCTAACGCAAACCGATTCTACACGGCATTGGAAGACGCTTTCGGCAACGTGGAGGCGATCACCTCGGCGAACCGTATTCCTGCCTTGAAGCTGGCGGTCCAGCAGCAACTCGAAGTTACAACGCGAAAGGACAAGACAGGCAGCCGGACGTTTCCGGGTCTGCCGGTTGGCGGCCGGCGCCGGACCAGCTTCGAACTGCGCACTTACCTGACAAGCTGGCAACAGCCGACGGCGGCGCCGTCCAACGCCCCCTCGCCGAATGCGCCCTCGCCCAACTCTCCGGGGGGTCCGGGATACGGACCGCTCTTTCAGGCGGCGCTGGGCGGGACGCCGCTCGGGTTCGCGGGCGGGACGGTGGCTTCCAGTACCACGGCCGGGAGGCTGGCCTTCCAGGCGCCGCATGGTCTCGCGGCGGGGCAGGCGGTCTCGTGCGGGGGCGAAATCCGGTTCGCGGCGGCGATCGTCGATGCGCAAACGGTACAGTTGAACGCGCCGTTCGCGGTTCAACCTGCCGCCGGCGGCGCCGTGGCGGCGACGGTCACCTACGTTCCCGCAACGGAACTGCCCAGCGCGAGCATTTTCGACTACTGGACGCCGGCGACAGCGGCGCAGCGTCTGCTCTGCGGGGCGGCCGTCGACAAGATGGACATCCTGCTCAACGGGGATTACCACGAGTTTCACTTCAGCGGGCTGGCGCAGGACTTGCTGGATAACAGCAGCTTCAGCAGCGGGGCCGGGGCATTGCAGAGCTTCCCTTCGGAACCGGCGCTCGACGCGTTCGACTACTCGATCGTGCCGGGACAGATGGGCCAGGCGTGGCTGGGCGCGTCGCCCTCGCAGTTCTTCACGATCACAAGCGCGACGGTGACGCTTAAGAACGGCCTGGCTGCGCGGTCGAGGGAATTCGGGACCAACCTGCCCAGGGCTATCGCGCCCGGCCAGCGCAGCGTGACCGCGGCCTTTGAACTCTACAGCCTGGACGACGGCGCCACAAGCGCGCTCTACCAAGCGGCCCGGCAACAATCGCCCATCAGCGTGATGTTCCAGTTGGGCGAAGCCCAGGGACAGGTGATGGGCGTCAACCTGAACAGCGTGATCCCTGAAGTGCCGGAGTTCAACGACGGCGAAAACCGGTTGCAGTGGAAGTTCCGGGGATCGCGGGCTCAGGGAACGGTGGACGACGAGATCACGGTAGCGTTCGGGTGAAGAAGAAGCTGTCGGCTATCAGCCATCGGCTTTCAGCCAGTACCAAGACGGCGTGATTTCTCTTCCGGCGGTCGGAAGCACGTGGCGCGAGGGCGAGGCATGCCTCGCCCCTATAAGAGCGCTGAATGCTCATTGAGGTTCTCATGACTTACGAAAGCGTGAAGGTAGTGGAATCGGCGATTGCGCCGGGGGTACGTTACACGGTGGCGAAGATGTCGTTCGCGCGGCGCGTGGAACTGATGCGCACGGTGCGCGAATTGGCCCGGCGGATGGAATTTCTGGAGGCGGGCGCCAGCGCCGGGGACAAGATGGATGCGGCGCTGCTCCAGGCCGAGATCGACCGGCTCTACTTGACGTGGGGCTTGCGAGAGGTATCGGGGCTCGAGGTAGACGGATCCGGCGCGACCGCGGATTCGCTCGCGGAGGCGGGGCCGGAGGATCTCTTTAGAGAAGCGCTGGCCGCGGTGCGGGCGGAGATGGGGTTGAGCGAGGCAGAACGAAAAAACTGATTGTCGCCTTCCATTTTCAGTTCTCCAACCAGGCCGGTTGGAAGTGCGACGCCTGCCGGAGATCCGGTCTGGAGCACAAGCGGCGGTGCGGATGGCTGGCGCGGGGCGAGGAGACGAGCGCGCCGCTGGTGTGGGCACGGAAGGGCGTCTGGCTCAGCACGTGTCCAAAGTCCTGCATCACAGTGGAGAGCCAGGCGCTGGTGGAGGAGTTCTTCGTCCGGCGGCGCCTTGGAGGGACGAGCTTTTCGGATCTGAGCGCGCGTCAAGTAGAGGCGTTCGCGATCCTGGAAAGCGAGCTCGCTACGGAGATAAACGATGGCCAGAACCACGCAAGAGGAGTTGCTCGATAGTTTCACGGCGATCGCAGGGCGCGAAGCGCCGGACCCGGGAGCCGCCCTGGCGGCGACGCGGGACCTGGCGACCGCCCTGGAAGACGCCGCGCCGCAGGCTGGCAGCGCAGGCGAGGCCGTGGCATCCCCGGTGGCGCAGGCCCTGATTGAGAGCACTATTGCATCGTTAACGGGGAACACTGGATCGGCGGCCAGTTCGAGCTCGGCCGGCAGCGGCGGCGGAGTCACGGCGTTTTCGGTGGCGAAGACTGTTCTGGAGAGCGGCTTCGGTCTGATTCCGCTGATCGGAGGGCTGATCGGGCTATTCAGCGGCGGGGATTCCAGCGCTCCGCCGACGCTGGTCAAGTACGCCATGCCGCCGGCGCTCGACTTCCAGGCCGCCGAGACGGGAGTAGGATTGACCAGCGCCGGTTACGACCAGATGGGAGCGCCAAGGGCGCTTGGCGGCGGGACCGAGAGGCAATCGTCAACCCCAACGGGAGACTACGCCGGCGGACCGGGCGAGTCGCCGGCGCAGATTGCGGCGAGCACGCAGGCAATGGACGCGCGATGGTTCATGGACCATAGCGCGGACATCGCGGCCGCGGTACGGAACGCGATGCTCAATCTCAACTCGATAAATGACGTGGTAAACGACCTATAGCCATGGCAACCTTCCCAACATTGAAGACCAGCGCCGTAATTCAGTATCCGGCGACGCGGCAGGCGCGCTATCAGAACCAGGCCCTGCGCTTTTTGGACGGGACGGAACAGCGCTACCGCGATTGCGCCGGTCCGCTGCTGCGATGGGAAATACCGCTCAGCCAATTGGATGAAGGCGAGGTGGCGGCGATCGAGGAGTTCTTCGCCGCGAACCAAGGGGCGTTTGGAAGCTTTGCATTCACCGATCCCTGGGACGGAACGGTGCACCCAAACTGCAGCCTGGACACGGACGAATTGCAGACGACGACCACAGCGGAAATGGACTGCGCCACAGTGCTGACCGTGGTCGAGAACCGAGGGTAAACATGCTGGTGTATCCACAACTCGGAACGGGAGCGCTGAGTCAGTTTCCGATTCGAAAGCAGCGGCGCGCGCGCACGGTAGTGAACGCCGCGTTGGATGGGAGTTCGATCAAGCTGGCGGACGCCGCGGGGGAGACCACGGAGTGGGCGCTGAGCTACGCGGGCCTGTCAGACGCGGAAATCGGCGCGCTGGAGCAGTTCTTCGCGTCCGCGGAAGGGACGCTGAACGGATTCACGTTCCTCGATCCGGCGGCGAACCTGCTGGGCTGGAGCGGGGCGCCGGGCGAGGCGGTTTGGAAGCGGGATCCCCAGCTTTCGCTCACGGGCGGAATACAGGACCCGGCCGGCGGATCGGCGGCGTGGCGTCTGACGAATGCCGGCGCGGCGCCGCAGGCGATCTCGCAGACTCTGGCCGCGCCGGGGGGATACGTGTACTGCCTGAGCGCTTACGTGCGCGCGCCGGCGGCTTCCACGGCCACGATGCTGCTGGGAAGCAGCCGGGGAAGCCGCGCGATTCAAACGCAGTGGAGCCGGATCGTGTTTTCGGCGGCCGGAGACGCAGCGACGGCCGAAGTTCTTTTCGGACTCGAAATCCCGGCCGGCGGCGAGGTGGACGTATTCGGGATACAAGCCGAGCCGCAAGCGGGAGCGTCCGCATACAAAGTGAGCACATCCGGCGGAGTCTACGAAGGCGCGCGGCTCCGGGACGACGAACTCGCGGTCACGGCCACGGGCGTGAACCGCCATTCCTGCACGGTGAATATCACACATGTCAACCATCTTTGATCTGACGCAGCAGACGGTCACGGATACGCCGCTTCTGCTATTCGATTGCGCGCTGCCGGACGGGCGGACGGAAAGGTGGAGCACGCACGGAGTAACGGTGAATGGCGGCGCTTACGCGGCGCGGGTCCTGCAACACAGCGCGTTCGAGATGCAGACCGCCTCGGCGCAAGGCGTGGACGGCATCTCGCAGATTTCCATCGTGCTGGCGAACGCCGATTCGCATTTTTCGGAAATCGAGCGCTCAACCGGCTGGAAGGGCGCACGGTTGACGGTGAGCTTTCTGTTTTACGACCTGCGGAATCGGGTTCCGGCCAGCGATATCGCAGTGCTGTTTCAGGGAATCTGCAATCCGCCGGACGAGATTCTGGAAGCGACGTTCCGGATGACGGCGACCAACCGGATGAGCTTGCAGCGGGTACTGCTCCCGCAAGTGCGAATCCAGCGAACATGCCCGTGGGATTTCCCCGCGACCGCGGACCAGCGCGCGGAGGCGATCGACGGAGGAAGCAACGGGAAATACTCGCGGTACTACCGCTGCGGGTACTCGGCGGGGATTGCGGGCGGCGCGGGAAACCTCAACGGAAGCGAGCCGTACACAAGCTGCGGATACACGCGGAGCGATTGCCAGGCGCGGGGCATGTTCGCGAACTTCGGCGGCATCGAATTCGTGCCGCCGGCCATCATGGTGCGGCCCTCGGGGGGGAACTGGCAGACGTCGGCGGTGAGCGTGAACGCGGCGCTGTACAACGATTTTGTGCCCATGGTCTACGGGACGGCGTGGTACGCGCCGCCGATCGTGTTCGCGCGCAACGACGGCAACCTGACGAGGATGGAAGTCCTGTTGGGGATCGGCGAAATGCAGAATGTGCTGGCCGTTCTGGTCAACGACGTGGAGATTCCGCAGGGCGTGGCGGGAACTCACATGACGGGAACCGGGTGGTACAACATCCCGACCCTCGGAACACGCACCGGGGCGTGCGACGGCAACTTCCTGGACGGAAACGGGCAGCCGGCGGGCGACCCTTACGGAAGCATGGCGTATCTCTCGGTGGTGGTTCCAAACCAATTGAACAACGGGACGACGCTTCCCAGGGTCAAGGTGCTGGCGCAGGGGCTGAAGACTCCAATCTACGACGCGAATGGCGCGCAGACGGGCGAGCAATTCAGCAACAACCCGGCCTGGATTCTGCTGGACATGCTGCGGCGAGTCGGGTGGAGCGCGGCCGAGATCGACATTCCGAGCTTCGCGGCCGCGGCGGCATACTGCGACGAGGGGATCGACGCGCTGGATATCTACGGCAATGCCATCTCGCTCGCCAGGTTCCAGTGCAACCTGGCGCTCAAGACCAGGAAGAGCGCCGGCGACGTGACCCGCGGGGTCCGGATCGCCGCGCGACTGTTGCTGACCTACGGCAGCAACGGGCTCTTGCAGCTTCGCGTGGAGAACGCAATCGCCAACGAGCAGCCCGCGAAACCCCAGTGGTCGAACAGCGCCGAATCTCTCAACGGCGGTTGGCCGGGTTACGAATTCGGAGACGGCAGCAACGGTTTCACCGGAATCCTGCGGCTTCCCAGTGGAGCGCCGAGCGTGCGCGTGTATTCCCGCAGCATGGCGGACACCCCGAACAGTCTCAGCGTGGAGTTCCAGGACGCGCTGAACGATTACCAGCAGGACGGCTTCTCGGTGGTCGATCCGGACGATGTGGCGCTGTGCGGGCAGGAGATTTCGGCGGGTTTGAACGCGATCGGGCTTCCGAATTACGACCAGGCGGGCCGGATCCTAAAGCTGAACCTGGACAAATCGGTGCGCGGCAATGCGTACATCGAGTTCCAGACCAGCGTGCGATCGTTCGGCGTTCGCCCAGGCGACCTGATCGCCGTCACCTACCTCAAAGAAGGATTCATTCGCCAGCCGTTCCGGATTTTGAAGATCGCTCCGGGACTCAATCACCGCGTGACGACGATTACAGCGCAGATTCACGACGACGCGTGGTACGCCGACAGCAATGGGCAGGCCACTTCGGCGGCGGGAGGGCGGCGGCAGAGCGATGCCGGCGTGGGCGTGCCGCGTCCGCTGCTGGGCAGCGTTGTGGACAATAACGGAGACGTGCAATTCGGGGTAATGGAGGCCTGCGACACCAGCAGCGATGGCTCGGTCGAAACAAGCGTCACCGTGAGCTACATTCCCGCGCCCAGTTGCGCGGCGGCTGGCCCGGACATCCCCCTTGTGAGCTTGGCGGCGGAAGTGGCGGCGGGCGGAACCCTCGCAAGCGGCCAGGTTCTGTACTACGCGGTTTCGGCGCGGGACTCGGCCGGGAACGAGAGCGCGCCGTCTTTTCTGGTGACGGCCGCGATCGCCAACAGTGGAAGCGCGGTTACGCTGTCCGGGCTGAGTTTCTCGCCGAATACGGCGGCTTTCCACGTCTATCGCGGCAACGCGCCGGGGAGACTGTTCCGGATCGCGAGCAACCAGCAAACCGCGGGCCAGTTCACCGATTCCGGTCTTCCGCCGCAGATTATCGCGCCGCCCGACCCCAACTTCGACCATGCGAATTTCTATTGGCGCATGGAACTCCTGCCGGAGACGGCGGCGACGCTGCGCTCGGTCAACACGGCGGGCAACGCCTCGCTTAACGTGAAGGTCAACGCATTCGCCGGGATGACGGCGCGGATCACGCGCGGGCGCGGGGCCGGACAGGAACGCACGATCGCATCGAATACGCACACCACGCTGACCGTATCGCCGGCCTGGGCGGTGGAACCGGATGCCACCAGCTACTTAGTGGTGGCGGAGACCGGCTGGAAACCCGGCGCGACGACGACGAGCGCGACGGCGCAGTTCACGATTGCGAACCGGTCCGGGGAGGTGGCGCACATCACCGGGCGCGCCGCAAACGTCAACAATGTGGAGTGCGATCCGGAGATCTCGACCGTGACGCGATGGCAGATTGGCGGAGCGGGCGTGGCGGACGCGGCCGTTCCACCGCAGCCGCTTTTCGGGCTGGGGCCCGGCGCTCAGGGCGGGACGGTGGAGTTGAGCGGCGTTTCATTCCCGGACCTGGCGAACACGCGCTCGATATCCTCGGCTACGCTGACGATGTATTACTGGAACGAACTGGCAGGCACGCCGGGGATCACGCTCGCCAGCGCGGCGGGAGCGCCGGACACCATGCTCAACCTTAGCCAGCCGGGACCGGGACTGCCGGGGAGCTATCTCCAAATCGACGGCGAAGTAATCCGCGTGGAAGCGTCGCTCAACGGCGGCGCCACTTACCGGGTGACGCGAGGATGCCACGGGAGCCAGGCGGCGCCGCACACGGCGGGGCAGGCGCCGGTGTACCATCTTGCGAGCAAGAGCGCGATCGCGGCGTTCCCACCCGAGTTCTTCGGGAGCCCGTACAGCGGGAGCTGGACTTACCCTGTGATCCTGCCGGACGTGCGGGTGGTAAGCGCCGAGCTATTCGCGACCAACAACAAAGGAAACAGCCCGACTGGCAGCATCGCTCTGACCCACACCACCGACTTGGGACTGCGCACGACCTCCGGCGGGCAGTATACGATTCAAGTGGACGGCTTTCTGGCGGTGGACCAATACGCGGCTCCGGCCCTGGTCATGGAGGCCTCGCACGCAGTTCGCGAGATTTACGCCGTGTTGGGCAAAGCGGCCGACGCGCAGGTGCGACTGCAGTTGAACGTCAACGGGAGTCCGTACTGTTCACTGGCCTTCAATCCCTCGAATTCGGTCTCCAACAGCGTGCCGGGCAATACGGTGGCTCCGCTGGCGGCCGGCTCGCAGGTCACTCTATCGATTCTCACGGTGGGGCAGGCGTATCCGGGCGCCGACTTGACCGTGCTGATCCGGCTCTGAATCCGAAATGGCGGAACAACTCACCAAGCTGCGGCCCGACCGGGACCTGCAATGCTACTTCCAGCAACCAAGCGCAGCCGCGGCCTTGAGCGAAACCAGCGCAACCGGGTTCACGGTGTCCGGGTCCTTTCGCCAGCAGTTCGATTGGGCGGTAGTCGAGTGGGCCCGCGACGACGTCTTCGAGCATCCGGCGCTGCGCTGCCTGCCGGACGGCGACCTCAGCGGGCTGCATCTTTCCTACGACGAGCAACGCCAGAACTGCATGGCGATGGACTCCACGCTGTGGCCGACGGTAGACTGGCCATACCTCCGGATCTGGGCGACAGGCTCGGACGGCGTCGAACGGGAGTACAAGGTTCCGCTCAAGACCTACGCGACACCCGCGGCGGGGAGTTTTGCGCCGGCGCAGGCGGTGTTCGAACTCACGGGCGCGGTGAGCGCCTCCGATAACGTGGAGCTGGCCTGGGCGGCGGCGGACGCGGTAGACCCATCGAGCCAGCACGCCACCCACCAGATGTACTACAACGACACGCTGGAAGGCGTGGCTGCGCTCTTGGCGAATGCGATCGCTGCGAACACCGCCGCGACGGGCATGACGGCAACGGCCGCGGGCGCGCAGATCACGCTGCAGTCCCAGGGCGCGGCGGGGGCCAACGGAAACCGGGTCGGCGTCTACGGCAACGTGAGCGGCGCACAGACCGAGATCTGGCAGCCGGCGTGGCAGACCATGAGCGGTGGGACTTCGCCGGCGAAGTGGCACGTCGATCTGGACTTCAGTAATCTCCAGGGTTACCAGGGGCCGGATTTCACTACGCTTGTCCACGTGCCGGCGAGCGCCGTCCGCCGGATGCGGTGGACGTGGGCGCCGGACCAAAAGCAGGGCGCCTTCGCGCGGACCGAATTCCAGGTGACTGTTTCGAACTGGACGGTCGCCGGAACGAATCTCGGGCAACAAGTCGCCGGGCCGGGAAGCTGGCGCGCCGAAGACGGGTCCGACCTGGTCGTCTGGTCGGGCGCCTGGGACAATTGCGCCATCGGCAACTACTCCGGCGGCTCGATTCGATCCACGGAGACGCCCGGATCGTCCGTCTCGTACACCTACGCGGCAACCGGCAGCCACACGCTGTACCTGGGGACGCGCATGTTCCGTAACGACACGGCGGCCGGCGCGCAGATCTCCATCACGATCGACGGCGCGGCGCGCACCGAGAGCCTGGCGTTCGCCGGCGCCGAGGATTTCCTGGTCCGGATCAAGGTGGCAGACCTCAACGCGGGGCAGCACGCCGTGACGGCGGCGCACGCCGGGAGCGGAGTCTTCTATTTCGACTTCTTCGAGATCGCATTCCCAGCGGCCGAACTGCCCTCGTTCGCTCAAACCCCGGGCACGACGCTGGCAACCGACTGGGATACCTATCATTCCATCTGCCTTGCTCCGGAGCGCACTGCGTGGCTGATCGACAAGCTCGGTTTCGGTGGACGGGCGAACCACTATGCCGGCGCGATGTGGTTCTACGAACTGACGCGGCCGGGGCACCACTACGCTTCGGCGACCGTGACGTTCGCGGGCGCGCCGGATTTCGGCCTGTATACAACTGTCAACGTCGGCGGAGCGGGGTTCCGGCACATGAGTTTCATTGCGGACACGGCGGCGAGCGTGGCCAAGGCGCTGGAGCTCTCGATCAACGCCGGGGCCACCGCGGTTTGGGCAAGCGCGGCAGGGAGCGCGCTGACCATCTGGTCGCGCACGATGGGGGCGGCCGGAAACGGGATGACGATCGCCGCGGACACGGGCGGCAGCCAGCACTTGACGGCGCAGGCGAGCGGGCCGCTGGCCGGGGGCGTGGACGGCGACCTCACGACGATGCCGTGGGCGCAGGGCTGGCGCACCGACCTGACATCGTCCCCACGCATCAACCGGGCGGCGCGAGACTGGCACGCCAGCTACTTCGCCGCGCTCAAAGGTTACGGCATCGACGCCGCGGCGGCGTTTTCCATGGAGCTTCAGCACGGCGATCCGCAACCGGCGACGGGGATTGCGCAGCGGTATCCCGACGGCAGTCCCGCGCTGCTCAATACGCCGGCCCTTCAGACGAACTTCTCGCCGGTTAGCACCGCGTTCTGGCAGCAGGTTTACCGCGATATGGCGGACATCATGAGCGCGGCCGGCCTAGTCCCGTATCTGCAGTTCGGGGAAGTCGAGTGGTGGTTCAACGCGGCGTCCTCGGGCATGCCGTTCTATGACGCCTACACCGAGAGCGCGTTTCAGACGGCCAAGGGACGGCCGCTGGGGATCATCCCGAGCCAAAATGCGTCCCCGAGCGACTTCCCCGACGAATGCGCTTTCCTGCCAACCCTGATTGGCGAATTCACAAATGCGGTCATGGCTTTCGTGCGGACGACGTATCCGAACGCCCGCTTCGAATCGCTCTACCCCGTGGACGCCAACGACACGCCGTTGAACAAGATCGTCAATTATCCGGCGGCGTACTGGACCCCCGCGACTCTGAACTGCCTGAAAACCGAGAACTTCATCTACACCGGCGGCCGCGATTTGGACAAAGCGCGCGAATCGATCGAGTTGCCGGCGCAGCTCGGGTTCCCGCAATCGCAGAGCAGCCACCTGGTGGGAATCGGCGATTGCACCACGCCTTGGCTGAAAGAAAGGAGACTGGCGCTGGAGAATGGGGTAGAGTCGGTGGTGCTGTTCGCGCTCGATCAGTTCTGTCTGATTGGGTACCCGGCGCCGCTGGCCAGGAGCTCGCGGCGGTCGGGGAAGATGGGGTAGGGCTGGTACCGTTCCTCTCGCGGGCTGGCCGGCCACGGGCTCAGCCGGTCATGGCGGCGGGGGCGGTGGTGGGGAGTTCCAGCCAGCCTTGCTGGGGGACGGCGTCCACGGGGAGACCGGACTGCCAGAGGGAG